TCCTTTATGATTTTGATTAGATTGAGTGCCTTGCATCTCTTCTCAAAAGCCTTTTCCCATCTTTGCTGTGTTTGTGAGGTTACCCCGATAAACTGTCGCTTAGGGATGCGAATAGTAAAACTACTCTTCTTGGTGAGGGCAAGAGCTTTCCAGTAGACTTCCTTGGTATCGTACCATTTTGCCCAAAATGCTTTGCGCATCTCGGGGGTTACCTTGGTTTGTATTACTCCTCCTTGGTTGTGTATGTTGGCATAGGGTACATCGCTCTCGACAATTACTTTATTGCCTACCGTCTTTAGCCTTAACCCTCGCCGTAACGCACTACTGCGGACCATAAGGCTACCAATACCGTCATCTTGTTTACGAGGAGCCCACGCCTCGCCATCCCAGGCTTTATTTTGAAAAGCCTCGCTACTCTCTTGTTGCAAGATAACGAGTAGGTCGTTTAGCAAAAGACGTTCCAGTTTCTTCGCATCTATTAAATCACTCATCCGATTGTTTATTAGATAATTAGTTGTATATTTGCAATACCATATCGGTGAGTCGGGGTCCTCTCGGCGCGCCACTCCTCCGCCGAGCTTTCTTTTAGAGGGTTTGGCGGTTGTATTTTATAACTCTATGTTTTCTTCTAAGATTTCTTTTCTACTTAGTTCAATATCCTCTTTGTAATCTCGTATTAAGCGGAATGTTTGCAAGTTGCTATACCTCCTAAATCGGGATTTTAAAGCTCTAATCAAATCTCCTTTCTGAAAATCATCTTTTATTACAAAGACTACATGATCAGCTTGCTTAGCCGCTTTTTGCAAATTCTTGTCGTATGAGTTGAAGGAGTTTGCCTCTATGTGTTTGTACTCCTCCTTGCGGATCATTGACTGATTAAGTGCGTCACAGCTATGCCCTACACCTGCATCTTTGTATAGCAGAATATTGAAAGAGTGCTTTTTCGACAAGTATTGAGCGGTAAAAATGTTTTTGTAGAGTTCGCTCTCATTAATACCTTCCTCTACTATAATAGCATTATCATCAAGATGTATTGTTCTACTACCATCCTTGTTTTTTAGAGCTTTAACATAGAGTTCTCTTGCTATTTTCTCTTCTTGAGTGTACTTCGATTTAGGCGTATTTTTATCAGAGTGTACAAGGTTATTCAGTATTTCGCACTCCTCATTTTTCTCGAGTTTTCCTGCGAGCTTTGTCGTTTTGCAATGGTCATACCCTTTGCGACCATAGTATGGGTGTCGAGGAGGGATAAGGCGTCCTGTCTTACCAGGATTGAAGCGGAAGATCTCTTCCCGCCCCTCTGTCATTTGCTCCATAGAGCGGATCATCTCTTCACTACTACTTCTCGGGTGAGAGCCTGGTATAACCTGTATTACGTCACACCTGCAGCCCCAACCATTCGGTGGAAAGCAAGTATCCCATGCAGGGTCAGAAAAGGGCAAACACATCCCCTCGAGCAGGGCATGTTCTGCACGTACACGCTCGTCCTTAGCAGTTACATAGAGCAGGTCGTAATCATCTCCAAACTCAGCAAATCGGTCCCATTTCTCTGCCATCTGTGCCGAGCCTTGTACAAAGGTGTATTCAGCACGTAGCCAGTTGCGATTGTATTTTTCTCCAATAGCTTTCGTATCCTTTTGAAACTCTTGCCACGATTTCAGACTTCCGTCTGGACGATGTGCAAGTTCTGCGGTCTCTCGTAAGTGGTGATAGGTTTTGAAGCCTGCAAAAATACGTACATCCTGCTCTATACTCTTTCGTAGCCTTGGCGATACTTCTTGTATGATGGGCTCTATCTGAGCCATGAAGCCTTTAGATGTAACTCGCACCGCTCTGCGTACAGGCTTATCTCGTAGCATTTCGGGGGTCATTACGCCCACATTAGAAATTATATGTCGTTTAGCCCGATCGATTGCTTTTTGGATGCGGGTGGTATCTAATCGCACCTCCCATCCCCCTTTTAATCGGGCATAGGGCTGATATAGCCCCTCAAGGAGCGTTGTGAGACGCTCATAGCGAGAGGGGCTTACCCGAAAAAATGGTCTTCCTGTGTAGCGTTAAGTTGTGCTTTTAGTTGTCCCGATAGAGGAAGTTGCTTTTTTCCTGTTACCTGTATGCCGAATGTATTACGTATCCACTCCTCATCTACATCGAAGTGCTGCATAGCTTGCACTGTACGATCCCACAAAGCCCCTTTGTCCTCCTCGTCTGGGTAACCAAATCGTAAGCCTTGTGGAATATAACCAAGCGATGCGAGGGCGGGCATGATGGTTGAGTTCATTATTTTAACTACCATCATACGGTCTGAGTTGCATTTGCCGTCAAGAATCTTTAGAGCTACCTCCTCTTTGGATCGGTTACCGTGTGCAGTATCCTGCCCGATTACCCCACCACATATCTTGACAGATATATCCTCCTTGGCAGCTCTGTTGAGTCGCTCAAAAATGTCGGTGTTTCCAGCAACAGAATTACCAAAATTCATCTCCTCATTTTGGTCGATGATGATCCAGGCAGCACGCCCCATACGGGTTAGCATCTCTTCTGCTCGGTGCATTGCCTCGGTATCGTCTGTATCCATCTTTAGGATACGAGGGGGGACGCCAAATATTTCGCAAAATTCTACCCATGCGACCTTGGCGTGGCGACGATAAATCGTGTCGGGGACGCAGTCTATAAGGATGCCTAAATCTTTAGGATTGCCCACTTCGATGATGGATTGCATATATCGAGGGTCCTCCCTATAATGTATGCCTTCACTATCTGCCACATCTCTAAGGAGGATACCTTGAGCAGGGATAACGTGTCTACGTGGAAGTAAGTCTAACTTGAATAGGTCTGTATCGGAGTGGCTCAGCTCAAAGAGCGAATGCCCCCAGTAGGGCGTTTCTAAGAGAATTTGCAGTAGCTCTCCAAATACAATAGACTCGCTCAGCAGGCGGGTAACCTCCTCGTTTTTGTCGCCCTTCGAATTGGTTATGATAAAAGGCTTTCGAAGAGACCGCTCTACTCGAAGCTCTACTTGAGAGGAGAGGTGCGTATCGGTATACATATCTTCGAGTAGGTCTATGAGGAGCGTGCGATGGGGACAATCGGGATTCATCGCCTTGCGTTTGGCATTGCGGTAGGCACGCATATCCCTTTGTGTGTTTGATGCCTGCTTTTCGATAATCTGTTGTAGTAGTCGGTCGGTTGCTTTTTTTAGTGCCATGGTGTGTTGGTGGGGTTGGTTAATACTCAAAATCTTGTTTCGGACGTGACCCCATTACGAGGTGTGCGGAAATTTTTCCATTCGACGACTTGCGAGGGGGTAACCCTATAATGCCAAATGTTTCTGTTGCAATCCCTTTCAAATACTCTTGATGCAGTTTGTAGGCTTCACGGACAGACTCGTAGGCGATATCTACATTATGACGTCGCATAATGTAGTAAAGAGCGATATCTTTAATCATCTCTTTAAGGTCGGCAAGGGCAGGGTCTTGGGAAGACATGCGTTGTATCTCTTCGACATCGTATTTATTAGAGAGGTAACTAAGTACACGGGCTTCAGCTGCTTTTAGACAGGTTTCTGTTATGGCATCTGTGTTGTCGGTTATTTGTTGTAGCTTGTAGCTATCGACGACTGTGATCATTTCTTCTATGTTTACAATCATGGTTAATTGGAGATTAAATGGTGTTTAAGCATCAATTAAACGCTCAGGTCTCTGCGTTCTGCAATTCGGTACTTTCCTGCTCCTTTTCCTGTTTTGTTGAGCATGTAGATAGCTGATTCCAAAGCATCGGGGGCATCGTCGTGTAAGCGACTACCTTTCTCGATGCCTAATAATTGTTCGATGAGGATTTTCATTCCCTCAGTCTCTTTTTCATCAACATTGAAAAGGATAAAGCCTCGCTCAAATAAAGGCTGCATGGTCTCAATACGAGAAAACTTATCCATTTTCTTGCGCTTGTCTCCCGTTATGGGGATTTGTCTCCCTCCACGGGCAATTCCTTCTTTTTCGAATTCGTCAAGGAGTAGGTCTTGTATGAAGTTTGCTTCCATGTAGTAGCGAGGCAGTTTGCCCCCTCCTTGTGCCTGTATCCAGTCTTCGATTTGGTAGTGCCAGGATACCATTTCTGCTACGGAGCATTGACCCGCAAAAGCTTTCAAAACATGGTAATAACCCTCCTTGGTCTTACCAACAAGTATTGTAGCCTTGTAGTCATTTGAGCTCGAGGAGCGGAAAGAGGGGTCGGTGTAGGAGATAATCTTGACATACTCCTTTAAGGGGAGTATTTTGCCGTAATGCATCCATTCCAACTTAAACACACTTCCTTCATCTACAGGGCTATTCATGTATTCTTTATAAAACTTTCGTTCTCCGAGTGTTTGACGTATCTCTGCAACCTCTTCAGGGGTGTAATTCTCGTGCCAAGTAACCCGACCATGCTTATCAAGCATATTGACAACCGTGTGGTATATATCCTTGGTTTCTGCCCAAAGGCTTAGTATAGAGTGTTTGGCGATACGATTACCGACCATAATAAAGCGACCTCTCCCAGCAGCCATAGTCCCAAAAAGAGCTGTCATGAGCCATTCAAAGCTCTCTCGTACTCGTTTCTCGTTTTTGACCAAGATATCGTCATCCAAGTCATCCGATAGTATAAAGTCGGGACGTATTCCACGCTTTTTTAATCCTCGAGGCTTTGCCCACGACCCAATGCAATAAAAGTTGTTCCATCGCTAATACTGAACTTTCCTGTTTGCCATTCTGTCCCTTTATCAGCTTTGATATTGAAGTCATGTATATAAGCATCATTAGTAGATAATTCTGCTTGCAAATCAAGAAGAAGACCTTTAGCCGCATCTTCACTTTTTGAAACCAAAACCATAAAGTGAAAAAGTTCTTTTTTTTCTCCTCGAGCTAATATCCATAATGGGATTAGACAGCCCAAATGAGTAGACTTCGCATGCCCTCTTGCCCATTCGAACAACGCTCGAGCTCTTGTATTGTAGACAATATATTGTGCAGCATCAACTTGAAACTTGGAAGTCTCTGAAGTTGCCAAGTGAGGGAAGTAGGTACGAACGAAAAAAGCGTAATCCTTTTTTGCTCGTTTGACTCTCTCTTCTCGTACTGCTTCGGATTCTCCGAGGTCAAAGGTCGTCCGAGATATAAGAGACACCCTCTCGTTCCATCGTTGGAGTAGCTCTTTGGATACCTGTTTTTTAGCCATGCTGGGGTTCGGGGTTTAGTAGATTATCACGCTCGATGAGTTGATGTACGTAGATGTCCTGCAGGCGGGTTAGCTCCTGCACAAACTCTTTAGAGGTTTGGAGTCGCTTACCCTCTGCCACGAGCCAATCGCCAAACGCACTCAAGCAAAGGATAATGTCGTCTACTGTTGCTTCTCTTTGCAGTGATTTAATCTGCTTGCATATCTTGGCAATGGCATCGGCGGTGGCGGTGGGCTCCTCCTTTTCGATGAGCGTATCGAGTTGGCGCATCAGCTTATTGTAAAGTGTTTTCGGAGAGAGTAGCTCTGCGTTGCGTCGCTCCTGCCATGCTCCCTCTTTCTTCCATTTACTGAGTGTTTGAGGGGTAATACCCAGTCTCATGGCAATCTCTTGTAGGGGTACTTTGTCTAAGTACAACCTGCGTGCATGGTCATACTTGGTCGGGTCTTTGGGGGTAAATGTTTTCATGGTTGGCATCTGTTTTATTTATATTGTTGTCTATTATTATAGATAAAATCTATTTAGTATATTTGTATTATCAATAAGATGTATTTTGTTTATAGATTATATCTATTATGAAACACGAAAACTATCTTAGGCGAGTAAAGGTGGTGCAGGAGCTTGTCAAGCAGCATTACGAGGCGGGTAGGCTCGACAGATGCTACTCGGAGGTTTGGCGTAGATGGGTGTACCCAAGGTATCCGATGTCGCAACGCACTTTCTACCGTCTGCTTAAGGTAGACTTGCCTCAAGAGCAAACTAAGATGCAGGAGGCTAAGAGTAAGCTTCTCAAACCGATTACTCCTTTTCGTTGTTCCCTGACCTTTAACCCCATGTTTCGTAAGCAATTCTAATACAGTATTCGCTCATCGACTTGCGTTGTGATACAAAGCTCCACCCCTCGAGGCGTGCTCCTTTCGAGGCTAAAAAACTCTCTATATCTTCGATTAAACCAAATCGCTTTATATATTCTTTGTGGTAACTCTCAGGAGCATTAATGTTGGCAATTAGAGGAGTTTCAACGAATAGTCTTATGTGAATAGATACTTTGTTTTTTACGCAGATTTTATCAAACGCTGTGGGCGTTGAGCCCTGCACGTTAATCAGTACAGCAGGCGTTATTATGCTGGGCTTAGTTTCCTCGTCTATATCTGCTTGCCCTTGATCTAATGCGATATATTTTAGATCGCTGATATTTGAAAGAGTATTGATTATAATGTTAATTCGGTTTTTTATATTCATGATCAGCTTCGTTTATTGATATTTCTTTCTTTATTGATGATTCCTATTAAGTCTCTCCCTCTTATTTTGAATTCCACGTTGCCTGTACTCATGCTGTCTGAGTGATTAGGGAGCATATCACGTAATTTGTTGAGGGGGGCTATTACTTCGGGATTGTTCGCTGCTCCTGGATATTCTCCTACCAGAGCATAGGTGGGACCGCTTACGATACCTCCATTGGCAAATGGCATTGCAATCAGAGCAGAGGCTACAGAGGCAGCAGCTGCGAGAGCCATACCAGGTCCTACTACGGGTATTCCTGCTTGACTTTTCGCCGCTTCACTGGCCGTCACGGCAATGTTGGTTTTCCAAAATTGAATAAGCTTAGGAATAGCATCACTCAGTACCTTTAGCATATTGGCACCCCACTGCATCCACTTCTTAGTTTGGTCATCTACTCTATTAGAGATAGCATCTATAACATCGGCAATTCCTCCTGTTCCATCTTGTATTTCCTTGACATATTTGTTGTACTCCTCTCGTGCTTTCTTAAAGCCATCTTGCTGTCTCTTAATAGCTTTTTCAAAAACCTTTTGGACTCCAGTAGCCATCTCCTGAATAGCTTCTTTGGAGAGGGCATTAGGTTTGAAACGATTTTCTTTAGCTTGATTGAAATTCTCTTTTTCTTCCTTAGAACCATGTCGCAATAGGGCTCCTCCGATTAGTCTTGCCCCCTTACCATATTTTGCCTCAAGAGCTAACGTTTCTCTTAGTATATCTGCCTCCTGCTGTAGGTAGATGATTTGTTGCTGCAGTTGTACAGCACGATCTCCCGTTGCGCTATTGAGGGATTGTTGCAAGAGACTAATCTCGTTTTGTATGCCCTCTTGCGTGCGCAGGTCAAAGTTGCTCTTCTCAATCCATTCAGCTCTGAATCTGTTTTTCGCCTCTTCATCCTCGCCTCCTAAAACATCACGAGCTAAGCCTGATATCCAGTTGCCATTTTTGCTGACAGCTGTAATAACATCCTCTTCGAGCTTTATTTTCTTCTTGAGTTCGTCTATTTGCTTTTGAAGAGCAGCCGCTACATCGAATGTAGAGCTGGCAGCCTTTTGCTCTAAATCCTGAAGGATGTTACGCATCCCCTCGAGCGAAAACATATTGCGAGGACGTTTGTCTCCCGTATCTATATCCAACTCCTCTGTGGGGGTGCTTGTAGTAGCTTTCTTACTCTTATCCTTTATGTAAGTCGCTCCTGGCAAAAGAGGGATGGGCGTATTATCCATCACGTTTTGGGCAAGAGTTGCTATGTCTTGACTCCCTGATAGCTGTTGCATAGCTTTGCCCAACTCTCCTCCTTGTAAGTTGGCGAAATACCCACTCAGCTGTTTCGCCTGCTCTTGTGCTAAAGCATTGGACATAACGGCTTCTGCGTGTTTGCGCAGAGCCTCTGCATTGTCATTGATAGCTTTTGTTGCTCCTGTCATAGCTGAGTTATCTCGGAGATGGGCATCGCTACTTTTCTTGGCATCTCCCAAGCTCTTAAAACCATGCTTGAGTACGGCAAGGGGCGTAATCAGTGTTTCTAAAACCGATTTTACCGTCTTTAAGCCATTCATAAAGCGATTGGATTGGCTTAGAGACTCTCGCCACTTTGTAATCAAATCTTTAAGTTTGCGAAGCAGAGACCCCAGCAGGGTTATTAAGAACTTAATGGGAGTAAGCAACTTGCCGATAACCCCATCCGTCCGCATCAAGTACTGTATAAACTCTCGAAACTTCCCGATAAGAGATTGCAAAGCATTTTGTATCCTTTGCCCTACCTCTATAAAGATATTTTTGAGACCTTGAAAAGCCGATTTCAGAAGTTTTACTCCTCGCAGAAAACTGGTAATAGGGTGTAACCCCATTAGGAAGAATTCGCCTACTTTCCTGATAGGCTCTGGGAGTGTATCCCATTGTGCTTTGAGGGCTTTAATCCAGCCAATGACCTCTCGTATTATACCCATAACGGTGCGCAAAGGCATCAACACCCACGTTAGATAGTATTCTCCGATTTTTTTGAGTGTCGGGAGCATATCATCCCAAGCAGGCTTGAGCGTATCCCAAATCATCTGCGCCAGCTCTTTGAGTGCTGCGAAAGTTCTGTCTACTTCATTGCGAAACCCCTCAAAATTGCGATAAGCATAGACAACGGCAGCTGCAAAGGCAACCACACCCGCTACAATCGCCCCAACGGGATTGGCAATAAGAGCGGCATTCCAACCCCACTGTGCCGCTGTGATGGCTTGTATTTTAGGGACAATCCCCATAATTCCGACTTTTATACGGTCGAATAGGGGTAACATCATGGAAAATTGCGCTATTTGTTGCCCGATTACAGCCATCCAAGGTAGCATACCACCCGTTGCCTCTTGAATGGAGATTAAGAAGTCATCTACAGATGCTTTTATCCGCTTCATATGCTCTGCCCAGGTGTTGGTGCGGATGTTAGCCTGCTCGATGGCAGCGTTGGTCCCCGTTACCTCTTGCGTCATTGTACGCACCGCATCGGTGTTAGCAAGGAGGAATTGAGCTGCCACAACATTCTCACGTCCGAACGTTTTGGCAAGGAAGGTCGCTTTTTCGACCTCGCTATTCATCTTGTTGAGATGATTTTTTATGCGCTCTAAGCCTCCCACGAATCCTGTTTGTGACACGTCTATTTTCAGACGCGTTTGCATCGCAATCAAGGCATTGCGTAAAGCAGTTCCCGCTTCGGCTCCCTTTGTATTGTTTTGAGCAAGTATCTCTAATACTGCAGCAGTTTCTTCGATAGATACCCCTGCAGCATTTGCGGCAGCTCCTGAGACTCTCATACTCTCTGCCAAGTCCACGACCTCCGCCCCACCTGCTCGTGCAGCAGCTGCCATCACGTTTATTACTCGTGTAGACTCCTCGGCAGGGAGTTGGAATTGATTGATGGTCCCCGCCACGGCATTGGCTGCCTCTTCAAGAGATATATTACCCGCTTGAGCGAGGGTAATGGTCTCTCGTTGTAGTACCCTTAATTGAGCAATCGGCACATCTATTTGCCCTGCAAGTACGGCAAAAGCACGAGCCGACTCGGCAGCTCCCAGTCCTGACTCTCTACCAACCTCACGGGCTACTCTTTTAAGCTCTTCGAGCTCTTCCCCTGCCACACCCGTTATGGCTGCTAAGTCCGCCATCGATTGTTCGAAGGCAATGCCTGGAGCCGATAATTCGCCCAGGGCTTGTGCTACCATCTGTACCTGCTGTATGATGGAGGTAAGTTTGATAGTAGAAACCGCATTACGGATACTGGTTAAAGAGTTATTCCCTTTTTCGCCCGTTTTCTCGAAGTCGGATCCTAACTGTTGGGTTCTCTCGCGAGTTTGCTCTGTTTCGTTCTGTATTTTATCATGGGCATTGGTTAATACCTCGCTCATCTCTTTCCCATTTTGCTCCAGAGCATTCAGAGCTTCTGAGGTCTCAGAGATAGCATTGTTAACATCATCGATAGCATCCTCCGCCCCTGAAAATTCATTAACGAACGACATCCCACTTGCACGAGCAAGCGAGATGAGTTCATTGATTTGAGCAATGATGGCGGATAGATTGCTACGAGCTCTTGATATATCAATCTCAAGAGCACCTTTATAGATTGTTTCACTCATGTGTTGTTGTGTTAGATTTTAAGCTCTGTTTCTTAGCCTCCGAACTTCTTTAATAGTTCTTCTCGCTCTGCCCGTGTCGGAGGTCGTGCTACATTCTGCTGCTCTTCCTCATCCCATGGGAAGGGCATAAAGTCGGTTATGCTTTGGGAGTTTTTCATGTGGGGGATAACAGAGGTGTAGGCAATGACTCTTGTTTGCTCCCATCTTTGTTTATTCTCCTGCTCCTCTTTCTGGAGTTGCGCTTTAACAATGGCTTGCCACTCTGGGATGGTTAGCTCTGCAAACTCGGAGGGAGAGAGGTGGCAATGGGTAATGGCAAAAGCGAGTTCGTCATAGATCATACTCTACCTCCTCGTTGATTTTACGTGGAGTTTCAAATAGGGATAGCTCTTCTTCTTCGCCCGCTACGTCCCATCTGGAACCTGCTATGTAGTAAGTATGTCCTGGACGTCCTTTTAGTCGATATTGCTGTATAGGGCTGTAAGGTTGCTTGGAGGGCGTTCTGAGGGTTATTCGGTCTTGTGTTTCTCCGTACACAGCAAAAAAATTTTTGGCAGCACGCTCTACGAGGTTCATTCCTCCCACTTCTCTGAGCTGCTCTCCTGCTGCATTGTAGAGCCACCCTTTAAGGGTACCTTTTTGATCTACTCCTTCTATTCGTGTTGTGAGTGACAGATGAATCTCTTCTCCTTCTCTCACATAATCAGTACCTCTATCACAAAGCAGGAAGCGGTTGTATTCTTCTTCCTCACGCATATTATAGCGTATAGAAACTCTCCCTACTGTGACCTCACTCGGAAGAAACTCTTGTACAGTCTCTTTCTTATCAGAGTTCTTTTCTTTACCTGCTTCCCAAAATCGTAACGGGATGTATGCAAGTAGATTTTTTAGTTCAGGATAAAAGGGATAGGCAGTTCCATTGTTTTCTACACTATGTGTCCAACGCTTTTTAGTATGCGTATCAATCATATTGTGAAAAGGTAGAAGAACGGTAAAAGAAAATTGGTGCATTTTACCGTTTCGGAAATTATTTCTTCTAACGCGGCACCAAGGCAAATGTCCCTTGGCAATCCTCTCAAAAGCTCCACTTGAGTGCCAGTTGTAAATCTCTTGAGGGTTAATGGAAGGCATATATGCCCAAGAGGAGGTAAAAAAGGCTTCTCCACTTCTTGATTTACCTTGAAATGAAGTTTTACTCTTTTCTTCACGAAGCTCCTCACTCTCTTCTTTTCTTACGTCAAATGGATATTCAAGACCTAAAGAAGATGCATAGTAACACCAGGGTGCATGACCCGCCAAAGCTATAAATGTATTACGACCAACTTGGTCGGTTATCTTCATCTCACAAACGGACTGTATATCCCATTCGTCGCCATTAGGGCTATTGATGTCGTTTTCGCCAAACCCTAATTCAATTTCAAAAGTGAGACTTTTCGCTCCTATTGGAGCTCGGTAGGGGATAGCAATGCAAATGGCTTCTTCTTTCTGAAAAGGTAAGCGCACTTGCATCCCTCTACTTCGCTCTAATGGAGATGGGAGAGTGGCTCTCTCGGCAATCGATCGTGTTACACTGATACAATTAGCATGTAAGGTAGGTTGGTTATCTAAATAAGGGGAAGGGGGGGTACAGACTTTTAAGGGTAAGGAAACGGGAGTAAAACGAGACTCACTATCTAATTCATCTTGTGGTAAATTAATGCGAACAGAGCCATACTTCCCTTCTACCGATAGAGAGGGAGTTGTATAGATGGGGCGTTCTTTGGTTTCAAATAGGATGGTCTCACGTGAAAAAGAGCTTACAGCCTCTTCTACTCGCCAAGTATTTTCGTGGAGATATACGACCAATCCGAGAGACGAGAATATACCATCTAAAACCTCTCCCATCTTCTGCGAGCTTCTCTCTCCATCTTCATTCGTGCGATAGCCCGATGGATCTATATAGCTTGTAGTAAGCCATGCTCCCACTTCTCCGACAAAGTTGATTTCTAAATCTCGTGCCTTCTTTAAGCACTGTTTAACCACTGCATAAAGAGGGGTTAAAACTTTCTCATTGAGCGGCAAGGCATCTACATCCAAATAGTAGTCATCGAGTTTCTTGAGTCCACACGTTGCGGTCAGCGTTACCTCGTAGGGGAGTTGTTCGTACTGCTCTTCATACAACCCCTGTTCAATAATACCTGTAAAAACGGGGGTATTAGGTTGAGAGGGGGCAAAGAGTTTTGCATACCAGTTTTTCTCGTCTCGTGAGATATGCTCAAATGCATATTGTACTTCGCTTTGAAGTTTCATAATACAGCGTGTAGACCAACGAGGTTGTAAAGGCGAACGATCCTCTCGTTCTACAATGAGCGGCTCTGCTCCCATCAGAACTACCTCCCGAGCAGGTGCAGATAGAGACGAGGTATTACGTATCAACTCTAATGTATAGCGATTGCCCACATGGGCTTTATAGCGTGTGTAACTCATACTCTTAGTTTTTTACTGTGTGTATGCTGTCTTTACTACTCCCCACTCTTTAGTGTGCGATTTTGTGACGTGATATCTGTATCCATGTGTCCACTCCGTTCCTCCATTGCCCCAAGTAGAGCCACCAGGGGGTAGTACAAGTCGTACTCGGCAATCATTGAATGGTATATCTACGATAAACTCGTGACCATCTGGTAAACTTTCACTAACACGGATATATGGGTAATTGTCCCCATTGCCTGTTCGACGAGCGAGGATGTGATAATCAGTCGCTTTTACATGATAGGTCCCCGAATTGTAATTTACAAGATTGAAGAAGCTTAATTGTAATCCCTCTCCTTTAACGAGCGTTTTGTTTTTCAGCTCATTAAATTTTTGTAGAAGCGATTGATAATTAGTACTTAATGAAGTAATATAAGAGTCTGTTTGCTGTTTATAGTTTCTGAATTGTTGAAAAACAGAGCCAAATTGTTCTTCTAAACGTTCTACTCCTGCGGAGTCGCGAACAGAAGAGCTATTGGTTAGTACCCAACATTTTTCACTTCCATAGCCGTTTTCTGTTATTTTCGCTGTTGCTATAAAAGAGTAAAACCCCTTACAATTTCGTGCAGAAATCAAATCCATGCGCAACATCCCATTGTGCGTTGATACTGGAATAGGATGAAAGGTCGCATCATATGGTTTTTCATTTTCAAAAAAGAAGAGTTTGGGTATATACTCTCCAGCTGGGCATTGTAGGATAAAACGAGAGCTGTACGATACATAAACGACTGTTCCTAATGCTGTTGTCGATAAGCGAGGCATCCTTGCCTCTCCCGACCATCCGTTTAGGACGATATGTAAAACAGAAGGAGTAGAGTTTGCAGAAGCAATCACACCAGAACCTTGTTCTTCTGTATAGTAATTGAACTCCAAAAGCCCCTTTGCTCCCTGCAACCCTCGCTCT